CTTAGTCCCCCAATTAAGGAGAACCAAATGAAAAGTAAGATTATTCAAACGCTCGTAGAGTGGACACTCGCTGTCATCATCTTTGGCGGTATCGGTGTAATGTTGGCTTGGAGAGGTTAATCATGGCATTTTTATTACCATTCACTACACGACAAGTATGCAAGGCAATGGCAGACAGTATGGTCAAGTATGACAACGCGCCAGATAAAGATGACTTCTGTAATCCAGATGTTCCGCTTGTTGTCAAATTAAAGAACAAACGATACGGCGTGCTTAGTTATGGTGGCGACCCAGATGAGGAAGGTCTTGTACTTGAACTAACGGAGCTGAAATGAATATTCCAGTATTCCCAAATTTAAACGGCAATCAATCCACGCAAGGAATATCTTTACGAGATTACTTTGCGGCTCAAGCGATGACCGCTGTAATCATCAACTCAGATAGGCAATCAACCAATGTTGAAGAAGTTGATCTTTGGATTGGTAGCTATGCCTATATCGTTGCCAATGCCATGATGAAAGCGAGAGAACGATGAACACACGATTCCTCACCCATGTTCGCAGAATCTTCGCGACCTATGATGCGCCGCCAAAGACTATCCGGTCTTATCAGCGTCAATGGATTCGGTCTGTAAGACAGCTCGGGGATAAATGGCTGATTGCCAAACAGATTGAGAGGATTCAATAATGAGTCAGCTTAATGCAGATTACATCATTAGCTCAATAGCGCAAGACGCTTCTCGCCTCTTTGAAGGTGGCGAGCCAAGGGATAGGCTTTCTTATCAAGTCGGGATGTTGCAAGGCAAGATAAGAGAGCTTGTCTATATCGTCAATCTTCACGAAGAATTGATCTCTGAAATCAAACAACAATTGGATGCTGTCAAATGAAACAAATAGCTTCTGCCTTAGTAAAGGCTCAAAAGGAATTCGGTCCTGCTTTAAAGAGTTCTACCAATCCTCATTTTAAATCTAAGTATGCTGATCTAGCCGCTTGCATTGAGGCGGTAATGGATGCCCTCAACAATAATGGTATTGCTCTAGTTCAGCAACTAAGCGAATGTGATTCTGGCGTGATTGTGGAGACATTATTTATCCATGAATCAGGCGAGATATTTAATTGCGGCAAGATTCATATCCCTGCCGTAAAGCATGATGCGCAAGGCTTCGGTAGTGCTTTGACTTACGCTCGGAGATATAGCGTCATGGCGGCTTGTGGTATCGCCCCAGAAGATGATGATGGAAATGCGGCTGTAAAGAAAAACAAGATTGAAATTGATGAATCTAAGATGGTCGATCATCTCTCCGCTATTGACGCATCCCCAACAGCAGAAGATTTAAAGATTACTTTTACTGCGGCTTACCAATTCGCTAATGGCGACATTGAATGGCAAAAGAAAATCATCGCCAGAAAAGATGCTCGTAAGAAAGCTCTTACAGAAGGTCAGGAGTAATCATGGAACAAGGCACAGAGGAATGGTTTAACGCGCGTTTGGGGCGCGTAACTGCAAGCAAGGTGCAGGACATAGTAGCTCGCACAAAAACAGGATATGCCGCGAGTCGCGACAACTATTTAGCACAGATTATTTGTGAGAGATTGACAGGCAAAGCTCCCGAATCTTTTCCGAATGCGGCAATGACTCATGGAACAGAAACAGAGCCATTAGCACGAGCGGCTTATGAAATGGCTCGTAATGTTTTGGTAGATGAAATTGGCTTTGTTCAGCATCCAACTTTAATGGCGGGAGGTTCGCCAGATGGCATGATAGGTGAAGATGGATTGATTGAGATTAAATGCCCACAATCTAATACTCATATTGAAACACTTTTAAGCCAAAAGATTCCTGCTAAACATCTCGCGCAAATGACTTGGCAGATGATCTGCACAAAACGTAAGTGGTGCGACTTTATTAGCTTCGACCCAAGACTTCCGCAAGAGCTACAAATGTTTATTAAGCGATATCCATTAGATATTGATTATGCAAATAAGCTTGAGCATGAAGTGAATCTATTTCTGATTGAAGTAGATACTGTTTTAATCCAATTAAACCAACTGAAAGAAAAGAATGTCTAAGACAATTTATGAAGTCTCCGTAATCACAGGAAAGTATGTCAATAAAGAAGGCGTCAATAAAAATCGCTACCTTCGCATTGGCTCAGTAATTGAAACCAAGAATGGTCCGATGCTTAAGCTTGAGAGCTTGCCAATTCCTGATGAGGGTGGTTGGAATGGTTGGGCATTTTTAAATACGCCAAAGCAAAAAGAGAATAATGGCTTGCCGCGTCTAGAAGATGATGAATTAGACGATGTTCCGTTTTAAGATTTGAACAATGGGGGAAAGTGGGCAATTCTGCCGGACGAACATGAGTACCCCTTCTTTTGAAAGCGCATCATGGACTTTAAACAAGCATTTAAGAATATTTTTACCATGCCAGATTTTCCAAGAGTAAGAGCGAGTGACCCCTTAACTTCTTTTGAAGCGGCAGATGCAGTCAGAGAATATGCAGAACATCACCATCAAAGAATCTTAGATTGTCTTCTAAGTATCGGACCACTTGGTAAAGATGGGATAGCGCATTGCACGAACCTTGATAGCAATCAAGTCGCAAGGCGTCTTAATGAAATGAAAGTAATTGGAATGATTGAATTGACTGGCAATGTAGTCAAATCTAATTCTGGAAGAAATGAACGCGAATGGAGAGCTGTTAAATGAGCTATGCAAAAACAGAAATGGCCGTCTTGCAATGGGGTGAGGCGCGCCAGATCGTGCAACACAGCAACCCTCATGCGCAAGCAATGAAAACGCAAGAGGAATTGAATGAACTGTTCGAAGCGATTGAGGCCAAAGACAGAGCCGCAATGATTGACGCCTATGGCGACATACTTGTGACGCTGATTATGGGATGCGCTACTGCCGACCTTAACCTAGTCACTTGCCTAGAGTTGGCGTATGAGCAGATCAAAGATCGGAAAGGCTATTTGAACGCTGAAGGGCTTTTTGTTAAGCAGTAAGAATGTGCATTGCTTCGGCAATGTGCTTCTTGCGATCTTCTAAACCGATAGTCCCGCCATTGATCTTTTTTGTCATGGTCAGAATGTCATTGCTATCAGCGTATTGATTCAAGCGATGTGTCTGCCAGAACCATCCGGCTGTGAGGCTCGCATACTTGGGACTGCGAACCATGTCAGGGTTGCGAACGAAGTCCTCACCCAATGCCTTACCCGCATGAAAGAAGTTAGCCGCGCCAGTTAACTGAAGGAAGCCGGAGCCTCGGTACAAAAAGCCATCCCCCGATGCTTCATCCCTGTTGCCCATGCGATTGCCGTAAATGCGATTAGCAATCTTTACTGGCTGTTTTTCATACTGAGCCGCTGTCTCAGGGGTGAAGCCCCATGCTCTCTTTGCGTTTAATGGAAAGAGCTTCAATAAAGTAGCGGCACGATAATTTAAATTTTCTTCAAGCACTCTGAAGTTATTGCACTCATGTCCGCATTGTCCAATCCATGCCGCTTGTTGCTCGGGCGTAAGAATTCCAAACCGCTCGAAGGTTTCATTGAATGGGTCTGCCAATGATGGGTCAATCTTGAGTTGGCGTAATTGGTCAGGACTTACCATTTAAAAGATTCCTCACTTCGTTATAAGCATCAATACAGGCATTTAATTGCAATGTGTTTTTATCACCCTGCGCGACTATTTCTGCGATGGCGGCAAGGGTTTCTCGCTCGGCATCAGAAGGTTGGTCAGTCGCTCGGTTAGGTTGGCTTCTTGCTTCTTTGCTATCTGCGGTGGCAATGGCGGGACTTGGGGCGGCTTGTGGACAACTTGCGGTTGGGAGGCGCACCCTACCAGAACGAATAGCGCGATCAAGAGCAGACTGCTTTTGCGTAAGAACATTATTTGCCTCTTGTAGTTTAGTTGCGTTAGTGTTTATTTGCTCTGAGAGCTTCTGCTCTGTTTCCCTTGATTCCTCATTCTTCTTTGCGATGGCGAGCTTCATATCATTATCGCGTTCAAGCCATCCGTAATGATGACCAACTCTGTAAGTCCCAAATAAGGAAATAAGAACGCCAACGATTAGCCAAGGCAAAGGAATCATCAATCACTCTCTTTTCTTGCAAGCGCAATTGCTTCACGCTCGGCATCTGTTTCCAAATGCTCGGGTGGTGTATCTGGTGGAGGTGGAGGCGTCCAAGATTCATCTAACTGAGGGTTAACGAATACAGGCATTGCCCCGAATGGCTGACTTGGCAACCCCCCATAAGCTGATGGCTGAGATGGGGCATTGTATTGCGGGGCATAGGCTTGATTAAACCCACCCCCTTGCGCATGAAAAGGCTGACACATGGGTTGGGTAGGGGTAGGCATGTTTTGCGCCCCAAAAGCTTTAGCCCCTGCACCAACAGCTCGCTTGCTCATCACCCCGCCAATGCCGCCCACAATAAGCAACACAATGTCATTTAACATTTTAGTGTAGGCGCTGTCGATGGGCGCCATGCTTTTAATTGGCTGAGTAACGAAGGTTACTGAATACAGCAGGGCGACCACAATGAAGCAAAGAATCAGCGTGACCGAGATGACCACGAAACCCCAGATTCTTACCTCAATCTCGTCAGGGGTTAGGTTTAGCTTCTGGCTGTTGGACATCGTTGACTTTCTTTTCCAAGATAGGGGCGACTAAATATTCTGGGCATTGCTGAGTGAACAAGCACTTCGGCTTCTGGCACTCAGGCAAGATGAAGTTATCGGGGTTCTGGCATCTATATCTGTATCTGTCCTCACATCCTAGCTGTGTCATAGACAAAAAAACAATTACAATCAATCCTAGCTTATTCATCTATATATCCATGATCATGAAAACAGAACAAGACAACTT